TTTAGGTAGTAAGCAGGACGCTTTAGATGAGTTCGGGTTTGTAGGTACATCCGGAATGTTTGACCAATCTCAAAGACAAGCGGCTTTAGCGGGGGAACGGTTAGTTAATCAATACCTTATTGACAATAACATCCCAGCAAGCATTGTGGATGAGAACGGTCAGATACAGCGTCTTAACGTCGGAGACTTTACCGCTAAGGCAGACCTGAGCCCCTACAGCGCTATTCTTAATAACAGTGACGGCAAAGCCTCTATAGTCAATGAGGACGCTACAGGAGCCGTAGGTACGTACTCAGCCCCCGTAGGTATAAAGATGCGCCCTGCGGACGGAGCGCTTAATCCCATAGTCTCAGCGGCCTTAGGTATTGCCTCAATGGCTTTCCCACCTGCGGCGCTTATTGCCCCTTCCTTAAAGCTGCTACAGGGAGGCACTTTAAACACTTCGGACTACACAGCTATAGCCAGTGGGGCCTTTAACGCAGTTGCGCCTACTCCTGCTACAGGGGCTTCTAACTCCTTTGCAGCAGCCACTGGGGAGTCAGCAAACAACGTCTCAAGCGCCATAGATAAGCTTCAGGGCATAGCGGGAATCTATAAAGACTACAATGAGGTTTCCGAAGATGAGTCCTTAGGTGTTCCTAGCTCAACCTCAGAGGACATCTTTTATGACGACGGGAGCGGAGTAGGTCGCCCTGAGTGGACTTTTGGTAAGGGTGTATTCCAGTCGGAGGGGTTTGGTCAAGGTGTCATATACACTAGAGACCCCGTTGAGCCTCAACAACAGGAACAGGAAGAACAAGAAAGCTCCAGCGCCGCTACGTCTACAGTAGGTCAAGACATCTTTGGGGAAGCCGGAGACACTGTGTCCCGACAACTTATGGATGCAATTAGGTCTGAAACTAATCCTTTAATTAAGGACGGTTTAATTGAACAGTACGAACTTTACACAAAGGGAGGGGACTTAACGCCACAGAATGATTTAGTTTATCAACCCAGAGAGTTGGACATCAATGGGGAGCCTGTACAAGCTGAGGACGACGTAGAAGGGGAAGGTTTTGAGCTAGGTTCCATCTTTGGTGTAGACGGCTTAGATGGGCTCACAGGCTTAGAGCCTGACCTTGACTTTTCTACGCAGCAAGGGTCCGGCTTAGGTCAAGGTCAAGGTCAAGGGCAGGGACAGGGTTCTGGAGTAGGTCAAAGCGCACTTATTGAACAAGAACAACAGGAAGAAGATGGATTTGAGATTCCTCAGTACAAGTTTAACTATAGCCCTGAGTATCAGAGATTAGCTGATCAATTTGATTATGTGGAGTTTAAATAATGAATTACTTACAGGCAGTGAACGGGGTACTCCGCAGGCTTAGAGAGAATGAAGTAGGGTCTGTGGGCGAGACGGCTTACAGTCGGCTTATTGGGGACTTCGTTAATGACGCAAAGTCTTTAGTGGAAGTTGCTTGGAGTTGGTCGGGGTTAAAGACAACCTTAACTTTGACTACAACTGAAAATATATTTAACTATGCGTTAACTGGTTCACAGAACAATGTAAAGATAATGGATGTAGTCAACGACACTTCCAATGTGTTTATGACTTATCAAGATCAGCACTGGATGAACAAAGCCTTCCTTATTGATGATCTTGTTTATTCTTCCCCTTACTACTACAGCCCGAATGGTGTGGACTCCAATGGAGATACAGCCGTAGACATCTACCCTATTCCGGACGGAGTGTACAGCATAAGGTTCAACGTCGTTAAACGTATGCCGGAGCTTACTGAAGGGGCTACGGAGATAGTTATACCTACACAACCTATAATCCATTTAGCCCTTGCTATGGCCGCTAGAGAGCGCGGGGAGACAGGAGGAACTTCCGTCCCTGAGTACTTTGCAATCGCGGATAACTTCCTAGCGGATGCAATTGCTATGGACGCCAACAAAGCTCCGGAAGAACTAATCTTTAGGTACATATAATGGCACAACCTCTACAGGTCATCACAGTCTCAGCACCCGGCTTTAGGGGGCTTAATACTCAGGATTCACCTATAGGAATAGATCCTTCCTTCTTAGCTGTGGCGGATAACTGTGTCATAGATAAGTCAGGCCGCGTAGCTGCACGTAAGGGGAAGACCCCAGTAACAGGAAGCACAACCCCCTTAGGCTCAAGCGTAGGCATTACAAGCATCAGCGAGTACATAGACGAGGAAGGCACTAAGACTGTCTTCTCTACGGGTAACAACAAGATCTTCTCCGGAACGTCAACACTCACGGACGTGACTCCCGGAAGCTACACGGTAAGCGCAGACGACTGGAAGCAAGTAAGCTTTAACAACCATCATTACTTCTTCCAAAGAGGTCAAGTCCCTTTAGTGTACAGCCTTGGGGATGCGGATGTAATCCTTATCTCTGCGGATGCAAACATAGCGGGGACGGCACCTCAAGGCAATGAAGTCTTAGCGGCCTTTGGTAGGCTTTGGGTAGGAGACATAGAGGACAACACACAGACTATTTATTGGTCTGACTTGCTGAATGGCGCTGGTTGGACTGGAGGTACTTCCGGATCTATAAATCTTGCTGAAGTATGGCCCAATGGGTATGACACAATCACGGCAATTAGAGCACACAACAACTTTTTAATCATCTTCGGTAGGAGGTCCATAATTATTTATCAAGGGGCCTCTTCTCCGGCTTCAATGACCTTAGCGGACACAATAGACAACATAGGCTGCATAGCCAGAGACTCAGTGCAGGCCACAGGTACGGACCTTATCTTCCTTTCCGATACAGGAGTTAGAAGCTTAGGTCGGACTATTCAGGAAAGCTCTTTACCCTTTACGGACATAAGCAGGAATGTACGTACTGACGTTCTGGACTTAGTAAGTAAGCAGACCGGCAGCATTAGATCCGTCTACAGCGCCGCAGAAGCGTTCTACTTGCTTAGCTTCTCGGATAGTTCGGTAGTCTATTGCTTTGATACACGGACTAGCTTAGAGGATGGATCTTATAGGGTTACTTTATGGCCCAACTACAAAGCATTAAGCTTTAGCTCCATTGCGGACAACACCTTATACATAGGGGACGTTAATGGTATTAACTTTTACTCCCCTAACTACACGGACAATGACGCTACGTACCAAATGAGGGTCTACCCTGTGCCTATGACCTTTGGGGATGCGTCTAGACTTAAGATCCTTAAGGACATAAACACTACCATCATAGGAGGTCAGAACACTAGAGCCACATTAAACTGGGGTTTTGACTATACGGAGAACTACAGCAAGCAGACCTTTGTAGTCACCGCTGGAGTTATCTCTGAGTACAACGTAGCGGAGTTTAACGTAGCTGAGTTTAGTGGGTCGATAATTGTAGATAGGATAAAGACTAAGCCCTCCGGAAATGGGGCTGTAGTGGCTATAGGTATAGACGCTGAGATTACAGGGGCTTCCTTTGCAGTCCAAGAGCTTAACATTCAAGCATTAATGGGGAGAATTATTTAATGAGTAACTATACAAAGACTACTAACTTTGCGGCTAAAGACGGCCTCACTACAGGTAACGCAGCTAAGGTAGTTAAAGGGTCTGAGTTTGACGCTGAGTTTAATGCCATACAGACTGCAAACAACAGCAAAGCTAACACAGCTTCCCCTACGTTTACAGGTACGGTTACAACCCCAGCGGTAACAGTAACGGGCACAGCAACAATAGGTCTAATTGATGGAGGTACTTACTAATGGCTTGGTTTGATGATCTTATAGGCGCAGGTATTAACATAGCGGGTGTAGAACAGCTTAGGTCCGACCTAAACACATCCGGAAATGAGGCTTTGTCTAACGCTCAGCAAGTAGGCGCTACGGCCAACCAGCAGTCTCAGTTCAGACCCTTTACTGTGACCAGTCAATTAGGCAATGTGCAGGCTACTCCTGAAGGGGGGTTTAACACCAACCTAAGTAACCAACAGCAGGGCATATCCAATCAGTTCCAGAATCTAACCCAACAGGGCGTAGGTCAGTTTGGACAGAACAATCAACTAAACCCACAGTTTGCAGGGAACATGTTTGGTGGGGCCCAGAACTTTGCCAACCAATCTCAGCAACAAGATCCTCGTTTACAGAACCAGATCACTTCTTTATTTGATCAGTTTCAACAAAGAGCCGGAGGTGTTGACCGAGCACAGCGGGAACAGGACATCTTTGGACAGCTTAGGGCACTACAGCAGCCTGAGGAAGAGCGCCAGCGCCTTAGCTTAGAGGAGAGACTGTTTGCTCAAGGTAGAGGTGGTGTACGTACTGCACAGTTTGGTGGGACTCCGGAGCAACTAGCTATGGCTCAGGCTCAAGGTGAGTCACAGAATCAAGCTGCGTTGATGGCCCTTCAGCAGTCAGGGGTTGAGGATCAGCAGAACTTCCAACAAATGCTTGCGGTAGGTCAAGGTGGGGCTCAGGGCCTTAACCAGCAGCAAGGATTACAAATGGGTAATGCTAATCTAGCCAATCAGATGTTTAACTTAGGTCAGGCTGGGAATATGTTTGGTGGGCAATTGCAGAGTCAGGAACTACAGAACCTCTTAGGTCTTCAGCAAGGTGGCTTTGCAGGACAGAATCAGTTGCTTAATCAGCTACAGCCAGCAGTAAACTTGTCCAACATAGCGGGTGTAGGCCAGCGTCAAGGTGCTGGGTTTGAAGCTAACGCTAATATGGCGGGCAATGAAGCACAGATGAATGCTCAGCTACAGAGAGCCGGATTGACTCAAGATTACTTCAAGACCTTAGCTCAGTTAGCTGGAGGTCAGGGTCAGGCCCAGACAGGTTTGTTGAGTAGCCTCCTTAATTCCGGAGCAGGAACTTCAGGCAGTGGCGGCGGCCAAGGCGGTACTTTCTTTAATGACACTATTCGTAATGCTGCTTCAGGGCTCTTTAGCTAACATTTA